ACCCGTGTGGTTGTATCGGAAAGGATACTGAACATAAAACAGTAACCCTTCTCACGTCGGCACCTCAACAGCTCCCTGATGGTTACTTATCGCACGTTCGTCGTACGATGAGAGCCATCTTGGATCGATCTAGGGGTCGTATTGGGACTTATAGGGACTATGTTTTTAGGTATCTTCCCGGTTCTGGCGCCTGTATTTCTTCTACGAGGAAATCAGGTGGTAAGCGTTCGGCGCTCGTTTTGAATCGAGACGAGTTAATGGATCTCCACTTCGCGGGAGATCATGTTAACGAGTTTCTTTATGGGATTCAAGGCCGCCTCGAACGCCCACAAGTTCAGTATGAGCTTGTCCACGCGCGTGGTAAAAGCCGCGGTATAACTATGAATGCTGTGAACCACGATGTTCTCAGTCCGTTGCATAAATTGTGTTACGACATAATTAGTAACGAGCCATGGTTACTCCGGGGCGAGGTTAGTGTGGAGCGATTCTCCTTTACGCATGACCCTGATAAGGTTATTGTGTCGGGAGACTACGAGTCTGCCACGGACAATTTACCGATCTTAGTAATGGAAACTGCATTAAGAGAGGTTATGAGTTTCTACGAAATTCCTGATCATATAAGGGATTTTGCCTTGAGGTCTTTGCGAACAGACATCTTGGGCTCCGACGGGGTTATTCATACGCAACGCAAGGGACAGCTTATGGGTTCGCTCTTAAGTTTTCCTTTCTTGTGTTTGCAGAATTTCTTCGCATTCAGTTTTCTCGTCCCAGATTGGAGGCAATCGGGCGTTAAAATTAACGGTGACGACATTGTTTGGCAAGGGACCGCCGATCAATGCGACCGCTGGATGAAAGGAGTTAGGGACTTAGGTCTTAAGTTAAGTAGTGGAAAGACTTTTGTAGACAGTCGTTTCTTTTCGCTTAACTCGGCTTACTTCTGGTGTGGTAGGAAGGTAACTTCTCAGTTGCCTCGTCTTAATTTAGGATTACTTGCGAACGATGCGCCCGAAAGTATGTCCTCGAATCTTAAAAAATTTGTGGAAGCGCTTCGGGGCCGTCTTGCCGAAAACGCTCGGATGTCATTTTTATGGCTGAAGAGAGGGGTGTTGCGTATGTTTTCGGTCTTCCAACTTAATTTGGGAGTTAGTGTAGAGGAGCTTCGTACGTTGGGTCTATATGGGGTGCAATCTTATTTGTACTTTGTATACCTCTTCGACGAGGCCGATCGAGAATCACTAAAAGATTCGGAACCACCAAGGGGATGGAAAGTCGCGAAGTTGTCGACGGTGGTACCGGCAGTCATACAAGAGAGGCAGGCCGAATGGTCAACTCGAGTATGCTGGGA